GATCCAAGATATACACAACTCACCTCTTCCCAGAATATATCAGCCGTAAGTGCAAATATACAGGCTGCAGTAAATGCACAACTCGGTGTACAGATACCACCACAGAATCCTATTGATATAGAACAATTTCTACGTAATACATATTTCGATAATTTCATAAATACATATGCAACAGTTGATCAAATGAATCAGGAAGCTGTACAGAGGGCTGTGAATGTAATCATTCCCAAAGTGAAACTGAATAAATATTATATAGGTAAGATTGGGTATCTCCCTGTGCCACCACCTCTACCAAAGAATATGTCGGCATACGGGCTCAAGCCAGCCGGAGAAATTTATAGAGGAATATAAATGAATGAATTGTTTATGGCGTTTATTTTAGCATTTTTTATAATGCTTATTGTATGGTCATTACCCAATGATAAAGACGAGACGAGCTAAATTCACAAGATGAATCGTTATAAATTCGAAACGGCTGAATTATGTAAATTGAAGGGGTGGGATAAGGCTTCAATCGAGAGAGTCTGGATGCTGTACACAGAAGAGAGTGGAGAACTTGCTTCAGCCATTAGACAGGTGCTCAAGTATTGTCGCAAGACGAATCTGAAAAAAGAGCGTGGTATTGATGTAGTCATGGAGATGGGGGATGTATTTAGCTATCTCTTCCAGCTTGCTTTCATGCTCAATATTGATCTTGATGAGATGTGGACTAGACATCAAGACAAGGTCAAAACTAAAATGTATGTACATTGTAACGATGAATGATCCAACGATACAGAACCAATTGAATCAATTTCCAAGACCACCACCAAGTAATGTCTTTGCACCAGGTGTACCAACGAATGGTTGGAAAACAAATGAAACAAGTACATATGGAGTCACACCAATGAACTTTGGAAGACCAATGACTGTCTTTAATCGTAGTCAGGATCTCTTTGTCCCACGCCAGATTGATAATCCATACCGTTAAAATTTAACAACCTTTTCAGCCACCACCTTTGGCAACGACTTTTCGAGCGCCTCGAGTTCAGCCCTCTTTACATCCTCCATTAATAGACAACAATGTTTCTCAAGTTGAATATCAGTTGTGCAAAACATCATCTGACATCCCTTGCATTTTAGTGTAAGACCCTTTTTCTTGCACCAACTGCACGTCATTCTATTTCACAAAGACCATTTTCTCTTTTATATATCACCTCGTCCCAGAATGCCTGGAGTTTCGGAAGACGCTCAGCGAACCAGTCCCGATCTCTTTTGATTGTAGTCACCTGATACTCGAGTGGTTCTGGTCTGTACTGAATGAAATCACACTCATCAAGATTGAGCACTTCCAATAGTATCTGAATCTGAGGAAGATAATGCTTTGGAACTTTGTTTTCAATCTTGCGTGATACCGGGCACTTGATCTCAATCAGCCTCCCAGACTCTGTCACTCCATCGGCAGATCCACCGAGCCACTTGATCTCGGGATGCTGAACAAGTCCAAGCTCATGAGCAACCTCGCCAGTTTTTTCACAGTACAAATCTCTGGCGACAGACTCGTATTTTTCACCATGTCGTGTTGCATCATTTCCCTTGAACTCTGAAGGAACTCCGCACTTTTTCAAAATGAGGCTCGATGGTTTTTCGTATGGATTATCACCAAGGGCTGTGGCGACATCGGAGGCTGTCAACATAGTACCTCGGAGCTTGAGCCACTCATCCGATTTTTGATCAGCGTATTGTTTCTCAAGGAGCTTCTGCACCACCGGATGCATGCTTAGGTATCTTAAGGTTAAGTGTTTTAAGCGTTATGTATGCAGCATTTTGTTCAGCCTCCTTCTTTGTCTTTGCGTACCCACATCCATATACTATATTATTCATAACAAGCTGAACACAGAATACACCATTATCATGTGATACCACTGGATATTCAGGAATCTTCTGCTTCATAGACTGACAATATCTCATCACTTGATCCTTGTAATTGTCATCTTCTAGTGATACATCATATGATGATAGTATATTGAGTATAAAATCTCTTGCGTAAATCATACCAAGATCTAGATATATAGCACCAACTAGAGCTTCAAAACAATCCTCGAGAATTTTTGGGTTGTTGTTCCAGTTGTTTCTAATACCCTTGTCATCCATGAGTATCAAATTCCCAAGACCCAGCTTTTTAGCAAATCCGGCCAGCGTTTGACTCCTGACAATCTTGGTTCGCGCACGGGTGAGAAATCCCTCCTTCTTGTCTGCGTATCTATCAAACAGATATTTCGTGATGACAAAACCAAGTACAGAATCACCCATAAACTCCAATGTTTCATAGTCGTCATCGAGCTGATACTTCTTAAGTGCTGATTTGTGTGTAAATGCTCGCTGGTACAAGTTTAGATTCTTAATCTTTGTACCCACAAGAGTTTCTATATATTTTTTGTCTAATTGTGGACAGGGAATCAATTCTTCTTCTGACATATATTACACGAGTATTTATTTTCTAAGTGGCAAGGCGTGACTCACTTCTTCTTCAGAGTTGGCTTCTTCTTCTCTACCACTGGCTCGGCTACAACAGCCTCTGGTACAACCTCCTTCAGATAGTGGCGGTTGATGTACTTTTGGATATTGAGAAATGTAACCTGAACATCATCAGGTGGTGCAAGCAGAGAACGCAGCGCATCATCCATAGTAAGATTCTGACCATTCTTGAGTCCATGCTCGGTTACATACTCATTGAGCTTACGAGTCACTTCGGCGCGAGAAATCCTGTCATCAGCTCCAAGGTTCAGGAAAGTACGAAGCTCCTCAGAAACAACTTGAGGCTTGCGGAAACCATTGTTCTGTGAGCGGAGCTTCGCCTTATCGCCTAGAGGATCATCAATATGCTGACGAATCTTGCGAACATCCTTGCGAAGTGCCTTGACCTCCTTAGATAGCTCCTCAAGCAGAGATAGTACAGACTCCATTATACTTACTAAGTGCACTGCGTCTTTAACTTAATAATATTGTCTATGTGAATCCTAATGGAGTATGGTGCACCAGTCAAGGTTCCAGATGGTCGGTATTATCTAAAAGTAACCGGAAACAACCGTATCCAGTTTAATAAGCTCAACGTGACTTCATTTGATGGGAAGCCTATCGTGCTTCAGCTCGACGAGTCTCAACTTTCCCAGGTGAAGAGTCTCGAGGATCAGATTATATCCAAGGCGAATGAGTCTTCAGTTGCATGGTTCGGTAGAGAAATTTCTCCAGATACTATTGGAAAGGCATTCCAGAGTTCGCTGAGTGCTGAAACGTTTGAGACTTGTCTCGCAACGGCATGTGGCCGCGTCATCACAACTTTTTGGGATTCAAACAAATCTCAGAAGGATCAGTCCTCTGAATGGTCTAGCGTTGATTTGATTGTGGAGCTCACTGGTGTGTGGTTTCTGAAAAAATCATTTGGTCCAATTTTCAAAATACTTCAGGTCAAGGAATCCAGACAGATTGTTCGGACAAGAGGGACATATTTATTCTCAGACGAATCTGATGATGACCAGATGGATTATCTCGACTAGATTTTTTTCGTGATATATATCAAATGGCAAAGGGAAACAAGAAACTTTTGATACTTGTTGCACTTGTAGTTCTATGGTATTGGTATACAAATAACTCTGCAACACCTGCAGTAAGGACGACGACGACGGGTACGACGGGTACGACGGGTACATATAGACGTGCTCCTATGATGAGATCTAGATATACGGCACCAACTGCGGTAACATCAGCAGCTGATGTCCCTACGAATGGAGCATTCTCTGAACTAGCTGCATGGGATGCAGATTCAACTAATGCGGCTGTAAATACATTCGATGATACCGTATTACAAAATATGTATACATTTCTAACTAGAATACCAGACGCGTTTTCAGATAACTCAGTAACAGCTCTTCAAACTGCTTGGTCAAATTTTCTCACTGGGGTAAATACAATGAAAGGAGATGTAAATGATGTTCTCGGAAAAGGTAGAATAATTGGGATGGATAATATTAATATACAGGCTCTAAAAAATGAACTTAATGCGGCAAGAGCAGAAGTTGTGAATCAAATGACTCAGGCTGGGGTTTATATGCTTCCCGTCCCCACCACCACCGCCGCCCAAACGCGTCTAGCAGCTGAGGGGAATACAGGTTTTGAAGATCCTAGTGCATCTTCTGCTTACAGACGTAGAAGTAGATATGTAGGTATGCCAGTGTCTTCAGCTGGTGCTTATGGTCTAAGTGGTCAGCGCATGGGTTTGTCTGGCTACAGCTCCAACATGCTCTCAGGTGCAAATCCATTCATCCCCAAGAGCTCGACTGGTGCCAACACGCGTAGAGGATCCCTGTACGATATCAGATCTCAGCCAAATGTAATGGCACCTGGTGATCCACTACGTGGATACCTCACAAACGTAAACCCATTTAAACAGGGTATTTAGATTAAAGAATTAAATAGTTTTAAAATAAATGGAGGATTTCCGTGAAGCAATGTCATCTTGGGTTGAACTCAAAACTCAATTGAAAGAAGCACGGAAGGATTTAACAGTCCTTAATAAACGAGAGAAGGAACTTCGATCGTTTATCAAACTATATATGGGCAGAGAGGAGATTGATATCGTCAATGTTGACAAGAATAAGGTTAAATATACTGTAAAAAATGCAAAGGGTTCTATTACGCGAGAGGTTATCAAGAACGGTCTCAAGTCTTATTTTGGTAATGACGAGGTACAGACAGAAGGTGCTTTTCAGGCTATCCTCGATGCTGTACCGAGCCTAAAGAGAGAGACCCTTACTATGGTATAATGTATATTGGTCCAATTACAGTCGATGAATCTCAGATTGCGGATGTAGTATCTCAAATTCCGGTAGATGCTTGTGTACTCGAACTAGGTGCAGGAAATGGTACCTATTCTGTTGCTCTGAAACGTCGAGTAAAAAATTATCTGGGAGTAGAGCCTGATGGACGACTTGTTCGCTGTATAATAGCAAATGCAGAAAATCACCGTCTGCAGCTCGGTGTCATAAACGCAATGATTTCACCAGTTTCAAATTTGTGCATGGTGAATCGCATCTTGACTGAAGATTTGCTATTTATTGATGATACTATCAGGACTGCTCCACTTGAAGAAATTTTTGCGTGTGCCACATTTGAGTTCAACTATATAGTTGTGCACGAGTCTACATTTCTGGATCACTTTACAAAATATTATCCAGAGTTTGTATCAAAATGTACTTTACTTAAAACTTATACTATCTAATACTATAAATGGTGTTTAAGAAGGTTTCATACGGACTTGGTGATGAGGCACCCAAGGCGTTATGGGATGAAAGAGAACTTGCCTACGAATCTGATGATTCAGAGACTCCTGAAGAGATGGATCCAGAGACGTGGCAAGATTGGAATAGTGAATGGTTGCTAGATAATTATATGGAGATTAGGGATCGATTCGAATCCCAATATTTAAGAGCTCCATTTTCATTTAATCAATATTGCGAATATATTCTTGCTACTAAGTAAGATGCCACTTCCTGATCTAAAAAGTCAGAAAGTTTTAGCTCCAGCCCTCGTATACCTACTTGTCAAGTGGTTTATCAGGCTCGATCATGTTTCCGAGACTTTACTGTTTGGTATATTGTGTTACACTGTACTAAAATATTTAACAAATCTGACAATAACAAGAGGTGATATATTAATACCGACTATACTATTCTATATATATCCATATACTGACATGCCAATGGATTCTCAGTTTGGAATATTCTTGTTGGCGAATGCGTTTATACGTTTGATAATCCCATCGAATATATAATAGGATGAAACATTTGGCAATTGGTCCAGGTGCACTCGGCTATTTTGCATTATTAGGTGCAATGGATCGGTTATGGAAGGATAAGAGACTTGACACCATTGAGAGTATATCTGGTTCATCAGCTGGAGCACTCGTTGCTTTCATGTCGCTCTACACAAATTTTGATTTTAACAAAGCTCTTAAGATTTCAATGAAAGTACCTGTATACAAGCTAAAACCCGACATCAAGAATTTTTTAACTTCGTATGGCTTTGTATCTCAGGGTGTAATGAGAAAGATGATAGAGGATGTAATAGAACCCATGACATTTGCAGATCTTTACGCACGAAATCCAATAAAATTACATATAGCATCATTCTGTATCGAGTTGAATAAAACATTTTACTTTTCAGTGGATACAACCCCAACTATGTCAATAATCGATGCCCTATGTATGTCTATAGCTGTACCTTTCCTATTCTCAACCTTTAAGTATGGACCGTTCAATTATTTTGACGGCGGCGCAGTAGAATCTGCACCATGTGGACATCTATTGGGTAACAAATCAGAGGATGTATGTATACTTCAGCTCAGATATGATGAAGGCGAAGCGACGACCAATAATTTCATGGATTATCTAGGATTTGTATTTAATTCATATTTGAAATTGCGTAAAAAATACAACTTTCCTGTGGTATCAGTCGATCTATCAGATGCAAATGTACTGGACTTTGGTCTCAAAGATGTAATCAAGCTTAAGTTTTATACTACTGGGTATAATTTTCTGAGTTGATAGTATGTATCATATATACAACTTATCTGGATTGTGGTGTACAGTACCCAACAATTCTAAGATACATGGAAAGGTGAAAGTATTTCAGAGATCAAATAAAAATCTAAAAAATCTCCTCACTGATATAGGTATTAAATGTTGGAAAAACCAAGAATCTAAAGATGCATATGTGAATGGAGTCATTCGGCAGATTAAGAAATCCATGGAAGATCCAAATGTTATATATGTATATGTGATAGGACATTCATATGGTGGATATGTAGCATCAGAAGCTGTACTATCTCTAAAAAATCATCATCAATCTCATAAATTACATGTAAATACATATGCATCTATATATCTATTGCCCAAGTCTGAATATATACCTGTATATATGAAACAATATATGAACAAAGGTGATTTAGCACTCAGATGTAATTCAAACAGAGGTGATATTATATGGCGTAATACAAAACAGTCTAATAATATTATAGACGAATGGAAGATTCATATGAATTACCCACTTGATAAGATACTCGATCACATTATAAAGAAATTAAACTCTTTGTAATTAATGTGTCTAGAGGTTGAAAAGATTGTTCAAGAGGCGATCCTCCCAGTTCAGTCGGGTGCAGGCTATGATCTCTTTGCGTTTACAGAGTGTGTAGTTGAGCCTGGGCGTCGACTCGTTGTTCCGCTCGGATACACCATTAGTTTTGCAGATGGTCTCTACGGACGTATCGCTGGTCGCACTGGACTCGCTGTAAAGCATGGAATCGATGTACTTGGAGGAGTTGTAGATCCAAATTATAAGGATGAACTCAAGGTGGTGCTGCATAACACAGACACTCGTCCATTTGTAATTCATCCAGGGTATCGGATTGCTCAGCTCATCCTCGAGCGCCATGAAACTCCGGAAGTGTATTACAAGGTGACGGGCATTTAAACATTTCAAACTCTATAAAAATATGGTGCTATTTCAAGCTGTATCCTGGGATGCAAGCGACATTGAAGATCGGTATACAATCACTTCGTACGGAAGAACAGCTGAAGGTTATTCGGTTGCCCTATCGTTTACATTCAAACCTTATTTCTTTATTGATAAAGTCTCAAAAGCACACAATACAGAAGCCTATCAAGCCAAAGACTTGTGGGGATTTCAAAACTCTGAAAAGAGGATTTTTTACAAAATTAGTTTTGATACTATGGAGGAGTGTAAAAAGACTCAGTGGTCGTTAGTCCGAAAAGGATATAAAATTTATGAAGCCAATATTGAACCCTTGCTACGTTTCTTACACAGGACAGGTATTCAGTCAGCTGGTTGGATAGACACTGGTTCAATCTGTATACATCAATACCTGAATAACACAAAATATGACTTGTTCTGCCAAGATTGGAAAACACTCAAACCAGTAGAATGTGACGAGATTGCTCCACTCAGAATAATGTCGTTTGATATTGAGTGTTATTCGGCAGATGGATCATTTCCAAATCCTAACAAGTCAGACAATGTAATTTTTCAGATTGCCATGACGACCAAGACATTTGGCTCTTCCACGGAACCAGAAAAGGTGTGTCTGTGCCTCAAAGAGACGCACGGCCATGAATGGTACAAGACTGAAAAAGAGCTACTCGAGCGTTTCGCAGAATATATGCGCGAATGCGATCCTGACATTGTGACTGGGTGGAATATATTTGGATTTGACTTGGAATATCTCATCTGTCGTATGCAAAAGGTTAAATGCAGCCCATATGCTCATGTATTAGGAAGACGTAATAACAATACAATTTCTCTTGTTGAGAAAAAGCTAGCAAGTGGAGCTCTCGGTTCAAATATCCTAAAAATGGTTCCAATGACTGGTCGTTATGTATTTGATCTCTATCACGATGTAAAGCGGGAACACAAACTCGAGTCGTACTCTCTGAACAACGTATCAAAAACATTACTGAAGAATCAGCAGAAAAATGACATGCCAGTAAAGGAGATTTTCAGTCGCTATGCAGATGGTGATCCATCTCGACTTGCAGAGGTTGCAGAGTATTGTATACAGGATACCATTCTTCCACATCTGATTATGGATAAGCTCTATACGATTCAGAATCTCGTTGAGATGGCAAAGGCTACTTGGGTTCCTCTGAACTATTTGTCTGAACGCGGTCAGCAAATCAAGGTATTCAGCCAGATTGCTCGAAAAGCGAGAGAACTCAACTTTCTGATTCCTACAATTCCCTATGGGAAAAGTGAAGGAAAGTTTGAGGGTGCTACAGTGCTCGAGGCGCAGACTGGCGCATACTACACACCTATCACAGCACTCGATTTTGAAGGCCTCTATCCAAGTATAATGGTTGCTCACAACCTGTGCTATTCATCGATTGTTCTCGATAAGAAATATGACAATCTCCCGGGAATACAGTATGAAACTTTTGGCGAGAATAGATTTGCTCAAAATGTACCAAGTCTTTTACCAGAGATTCTCAAAGAGCTCAAGCAGTTTCGTAAAAAAGCAAAGACTGATATGAAGAAAGCTATTGGTACACCTCTCGAGGCAATTTACAATGGCAGACAGCTATCATACAAAATTTCTATGAATTCAGTGTATGGATTTACTGGCGCTATAGGTGGTGGAATGCTTCCAATGGTTCAGATTGCGAGTACGGTGACAATGCGTGGACGACAGATGATTGAAGAGACGAAGAATTATATTGAAGCCAACTTTGAGGGTGCCAAGGTTCGCTATGGTGACACAGACTCTGTTATGGTTGAGTTTGATACAGGGGGTAAAAAGGGCCAAGAGGCGATTGAGTGTGCGTGGGCACAAGGTGAGCTCGCAGCTGAACAGTGTACCAAGCTCTTCAAGGCTCCAAATAATCTCGAGCTCGAAAAGGTGTATTGCCCATATTTTCTGTACTCTAAGAAGAGGTATGCAGCGAAGATGTATGAGAAGAATGGAACAGAGATTGTTTTTCAAAAGATTGATATCAAAGGTTTGCAGGTTGTTCGGAGAGATAATTGCCCATACGTCAGAGAGGTTTGCAAAAAAGTGCTCGATCACATCCTGAATAGTTCAGATCCGTTACCCGCTATCGAGGAGGCGAAAAGTGCCGCGCGTCTTCTTCTAGCTGGAAAGGTGCCAATGGAAAAGTTGCTCCTGAGCAAGAGTCTATCAGGAGAGTATAAGAGTTCCAATCATGCACACGTAGCCGTACGTGACAAGATTATGCAGCGTGCTCCTGGTTCTGAACCGAAACAGGGTGATCGCGTCCAATATGTCATTGTTGAGGGGCCAAAGAAGGCGAAGCTCTATGAGAAATCTGAAGATCCAGAGTTTGTGCGTCAGAATGGTATCAAGCTCGATTACAATTACTATTTTACAAATCAACTCAAAAATCCTATATGCGATTTATTAGAACCACTTATTGGTGATGCCACTATTTTCTAGTAATACTATATATGAACACACTCAAACTTCCTTCAAGAGAAGAGGTTGAACACTATCTTGTACATGTACTCAAATTTACACGTGTAAGAACACTCACACCAGGAAGACGTCTTTATGCACACCTTGTGCCTGGAGATAAGGAACGTTGGATTCCTATAGAACTCACTGGTTCACAACGTACAGTCACAAACAAGGTGATGACACTCGCATACCACCAAGTACCCAATCCCGTCGCAATGCCAAGAAATTTTAGAGTTCGAAGAGTCAATAAAAGACTGATTATATATGAAGTTGATCTGAGGCCAAAACCTAGACGGCAACCCAGAGCGCCTGAGCGCCGTGAACTTTCAGCCTATGAAAAGTGGATGCAGATTCCAATAGAAGAACTACATCAAAGATTTCTGGCGAGCCAGGAACGCAAAGAGCCGATTGTGACTGCAAATGAACGATACATCAAAAGAATGGTTTCAAAGATTATGAATAAAGTTGCGACAAGGGCACAGGCTGAACGTGAACTAGAAGCTGAGCTTGAGATGCTCAAGCGTCGAGAAAGAATACCGAATAGAAATATTCCAAAACCTAGAGTTCCTACGCGATCAGAGGCTTCATATACTCATAAGAATCGTAACTATGAGCGTCTACGTAAGGAGGGACACTCTGATAAGACTGCGAGAGTACTCTTGGAAGTTTTTGGACCCGACTCTCACCCATCTGCCAAGGCGGTGAACAAGGTGCTGAATGAGGCTGAAGCACTGAATGATTGGGAGGCGAATGCGCTCAAGTATGGACCGATAAACTATGGTTCAGGACATGCGGAAGAGTTTGAGCCTGTTCCTATACCACTCAATAAGGCTCGATTTTACGAGTCGAGACAAATACCTGTACAACTTAGACGAAAACACAGACCAGATTATTTACTTTCTAAATAATAGATGAATAGTTTTACAGTATTGGCACTATTTGTAGCATTACTTGCGGCTTCACAAATTATCATCATGAAACATGTTACAACCAGATATAGTTCAGAAACATCATTTGCCTTGTTCTCAATATTTTATTTTGTATTGTCCCTTTTATTCATGGGAAGACATAAGGAACTCATTAATAAGGAGATTCGGGTGATGGTTGTACCTGTGATCATGTTGATATTACTAGCAGTTGTATGTAGTTTTACTAGTAATTACATGTATTATAAACTCATGGAGAGAAATGATATGACTGTAACCACTGCACTTATTTCAGTTGTACCTATATTCATAGCTATATATTCACTATTTATTCTCAAACAATCCATGTCTATGAAACATATAGCAGGTGTAGTAGCTGTAGTTGGTGGTGTAGTATTATTATCCTAAAGATATATACTACTATATATATACATGGAGTCTCGTATAGCTGAAATGATAAATGAGGAGGTTGAGCGTCGTGTGAGCGAGAAGATTGGTACGGTTCTTGAATATATCGCAAAGACATATGATGTGAGTATCAAACAGCTTATGAAGGATGCAGCAAGTATCCAGACTGACTCTGAATTGTGTATGGGTCTAACTGCCAAGAACAAACGTTGCGGAAATAAAACATGTAAGAAGCACAAAAATGGATATTGTTCAAAGCATCAGAAGCAAAAGACGAATATCGTCAAGACTACAACACAATCATTGACTGAAAATATTCATACACACGCAACAAATCTATTTTTTGTAAAGGGATGTCCAGGATGTGAAAAGAAATCAGAACATAAAGTTAACATTGACATATAATCTATAATGAGTAAATCTGATCTCTTGCTCATCTCGGTCCGTCGATTCTATGATATTCAGGAGAATGCAAAGACACTTTTAGATATTCTGCATCACAAAAAGGGAATTTCGCTACGCAACCTCGAGTACTTTGTAACCAACTACGCGAAGCAAACCAATTTGACGTATGTAAAGAGCGGAAAGCCTTTCACTGTGCACGTTGCATACAAGTCAAGTCTTGATGGATATTCTAAAAAATTGTTTGATCCATTCTGTAGGACGGAGCGGATAAAGTTTATGGTGATGGGCGAAGAAATTGTTACTACAGTTGCTCAGTTGAATTTTATACGATGGTGTATAACCAATGACATTATCTTACAGCTTGGAAGCAAAGGACAATATAATCCCAATCGCATTAATAGTAGCTGTATCAATCCCGACACGAATAATTTCATTCACGCTTAGATTTGCATGATGTATAGCTAGATCATCAATTGCTGATGGTACAAATGACAATACAGTCGATTTTACAAAATTTCTCCTGACATACGAAGTTCCCCATCGTATCTCCGGTCTACGTGTAAATCGTCTTATATGAACACATGTTCTCTTCATCTTATCTATATATACGCAATATATCTTTAATAATTTCATGGCGCCGAACATCGTCGTCTGAAAATGTAACCATCTCAATCCCAGGAACAGGTGACGTGTGAATGCGCTGAAGTAAATCGAGTAGTCCATTCTCCTCGTACCCGCGATCGTGCTGCTCCAGATCCCCTGTGATGACCAGCTTCGAATTGAACCCTATACGCGTCAGAATCATCTTCATCTGACTTGGTGTCGAATTTTGCATCTCGTCAGCAATAATCCACGATGAATCAAAGGTTCTTCCGCGCATATATGCCAGCGGACAAATCTCAGGCTCCAGATACTTTGGCAACACATCCATCATCGGTCGAATCCAAGGTGACATCTTCTGCTCTAGGGTACCGGGAAGATATCCAAGGTCCTCATCTACAGATACCGCCGGACGAGTCAGCACAATTCGATTCGGATTCATAAGAGCTGCAGCCTTGCACGCGAGCAGAGTTTTGCCTGTACCAGCTGGTCCAACTGCAACAACAATTGGAACCTTGACATTCTCCAGTAGTGTCCTGTATAAAGAGTGGTTCATTGTAAATTAAATCACTGCACTCTTTATATGATCATACTCACTCGAGCAAAGGCTCCTAAAAAGTGGACCGCTACATTTCCAGATGGAAGAAAAGTATCCTTCGGAGCTGCCGGATATGAAGACTATACGATGCACCATGACAAGACTCGAATGCTAAAATATCTAACCAGACATCAGAGAAGAGAAAACTGGTCAGATCCCTATACTGCGGGATTTTGGTCTCGCTGGCTTCTGTGGTCCAAACCAACAATGAGCGCAGCGCTCAGAGAGACGGAGAAACACACTGGACAGAAGATTAAGTTTGCGAGTGCTTCCAATTATACAAACCGGTGATGAACAGCCAATACGTCCACCTGAATAGTATTGGTATATAATCAACTTCTGCAGTCTGTACATACTCCTGACCTCTTTTCAGCCAATCAAATATATCATTCACAGATAGAGCCTTTTGCGTCGATCCATAATAACAACTGAAACATACACGCTTGATTATTGGACCAACCTTTTTGTAAAACATTGTATTGTTACCCAGATTTATATTCTCTTTGAGGATCCATGTATATAACCATGTATTCTCATCACCTGATGTAACAAATGAAACTTTGAGTGGGGCTTGACACCCTGAACATCTTGCTCTACACAATATTTGCATTGGTATAAAAAGGGGTGTAGTTTTTATACTCATGAAAAGTGTGCACCCAGTGACTCAGGTTGAGGCTCGTATACTTGGGTAAAATGACTTCCGTGTGCGCCATGAAAAAGGCGGTTGCGCGCCCAGTGGAAATAAAGCCATATGATAAGGCGGCGGCAGAGCAACGTATGCAAGACACTCTTGATGCGTTGATACTGAAGATGCGAGAGAAGAATAGAGCTATTCAGGAGGCTCGAAACAAACATCGTACAATATTCCTGAAAGAGGCTCCAAAGGTTATAGAGGCGAAGAAGGTGACAGAGGCGAGATGTCAATCGCGCACCCTAGATAACAAACCATGTCCTTTCAGGGCTACATGCGGTAAATATTGCAAACGTCATCAGATATAGATTAGTTTATTAAGCTCTGTAATGCGATGTAATAGTTGAATTTCAATCTCCTCCTTGTGCGCTAGTCTCGCCTTGAGTCTCTCAATCTCATTTTCATACTGTTTCGATAGCACCCTGACATCCCTGACTTCTTTTACAGTTTCCCAAGCCAAGTGCATCTTAGTTTTTTGATGAGCCTTGAGACCGTTAGCATTTTTATAGAAAAATCCAGGTTTGCATTCACATTGTAGGATATTCGAAACCTCCATTAATTACTTATAGATTAAGTGCTTTATATTAATAATGTACTCGTTGCTTCTGCTCCCTTGGGTCTTTTTTGGTGTCTTGGCGTGGCGGTGGCAAAAAGGGTGTCCTGCGGAAGCGGAGGTTGAGGACTTTGAAGAGGACAAAGAGAATAAGAATGACTGACCAGCCCTCGTCAAAGCGCAGCAAGGGCAACCCACCTGGTGAGGACTGCCAGTTGCATGAGGATGGCACGGTGACTCGTGATGAGGATACGATTATTCGTGTGCAGCAGATTTTCAAGGATTTTTATTATAGGCCTGGGGGGAAGTGGTTCAAGCAGCACCTGAAGAATTATGGGGATGAGATTGTCTTGAAAAATTCTACAACCTCGTGATTAATAGAACGTGTGTAACTATGGTCAAAAGTTTTGATCCTTTCATCGTAGCACGTCTTCATGTGTGTCATTAGATCGTCCAAGCTAGGTTTACCCCACATCATATGTTTCTGAAACAGAAAATCATCCCTCCCAACAGGTCCCAATGTACACTTTATTATATAGGGTGTTTTTACATATTCTTTGAGACCGCCATAATCAGGTATAATGACTGGTTTATCTCTGATGGCAGCCTCTACAGCACCCATACCAACACCCTCTGAAAAACTACAATTAATGTAACAATCACATGAATTGTGCACATTATCGAGTTCATCATCTGTAAGAACCTCTTGTATTATATGCACTCTAGGAATCTTCCAGTTGATTTTGTTTTGTTCGCAAGTTGTAGCTTTGAGTACAAGTCGAGTATCTGGTAGATTTAGACGTACGAAAGCCTCTAATAACATATGAATATTTTTACGATAATCAAGTACATTGCCGATGGTATAGAACACGTAATCTTCGTGGGGCACTGGGGTCGGTGTTTTAGGTAATGGTGAATAATGTTTCAACAACCTCCAGTCTCCTCCAAACTGTCTCTGAAAAATGCGCCGAGAAAATTCACTCGGGCAATAGATTGGCTGAAACTGAAGAAGCAAAGAATACTGTGGATGTACAGTCTCTGTTTCACATACAGCCATCACTATCATCTTTTTACACAGGGGTGCAAATTGCGTAAACGCAACAACCTGTTCTGGAAGAGGGATCATAAACATAAATCCAAAATCGTATGTATCGAGCTTTGGTTTATTTGTAAATTCACAATATTCAGCATTCAGAATTTCGGCATATCTCCTAGTTACATGACCTATCCCTGATCTCATATGTGGACCAATAAAAAGACAGCTCATACAATAATCTATTCATTATTTTCTAAGTCTACCTCTTATCACTAGCTGAAATTTTAGGTGATAAAGTTTTTTGCTCGAGAAGGTGGAGCGTTTAATTGGGTGGTATAAAAAAATAGCACACCGAATATACAATGGAGAATCTGTATGTTACAGTGTTTGAACTGCGCGTTATGATTCAGGAAAAGATTCTCCCACAACTCGTTAAAGTTGAGGAGGAGCTTCAGAAACAATGCAATAACAACAAAAATAAGAGCTATATGGACCTCGACGCATACTACAAAAACTACCCCCGCTCCAACTGAAAAGTGTGCTACCCGCCGCCCTGGTCAGTGTGCACTTGTCCATGGTAAAATGATTGTCTCTGTTGGCACCATCCTGTCATTCGAGTGTCCGTTCGAGTCTCACCCCGTTCGGACACCGGATGAAATCATCGAATACAGCCCTGTCAGTGGTGAACAATATGTAGTGATTGAAAAATATGACGAATTTTTTTGTCTGGAATCGACCCAATACCCAGAAAAGGTTATTGCGTGGGTTCTTATTCAGAGGGGGGAGCGCTTCTACTACAAGAAGAATATATACAACGAGGAGCTCACAGAGCTCATAGCGAACAAGACTGAGCTTATCCCGATGACCGATACGCAGTTTGAGTATATACCATATGATGAAGAGGATGAGGGTGAGCCAGAAGTGAATAGTTGGGTGTAAAAAAAATAGTATTTTTTGTTGATAAAAACCGCGACTTTTTTGTACATAGGTTGTCGTGTCTCTGAATAGGGCAAATGCATATCCGTCCAGTAATCCGTCGACGCACATTGAACAATCTGCCATTCCAGGCCCTCCCAACAGAGGGTGATGGAATATTGGCGATGGTTCAACGAAAGATGAATGAGAAAATTCCACCATATGTAAAACCACCAGTTAGTCCTGTATACACACCTTCGCAAGAGCAGCAGTCATACTATAAAAAAAGTATTATGCATCCAATCATACACCCTGTACGTATCATTCTTAATGTAACAGAGACGGGTGTAAAGGTGAAACTAGATGTTCATTCGTATGAGCTCTACAAAAATTATTTTGCCAAGGCTATCAAGCCTCCAATGAGTATATATCTCAAGGCTTTGATGAAGGCTGGATATACAGATGACAAACTTGATCAGGTTGTCAACTCGTATCAAAAGTGGAATGATCCAGTGTATCTCGATTCTATACAGCGAGATATCGATCGTATTTGGCCATCATCGGTAAAGCGAAACATTCAGGCGGCGAAGAAGGCGCTCAAGGCTGTAAAGAAGATTTAGTTGTATTCCTTTAGACAGAATGCAACATTATCACGTGCGACAGTTTGATTCATAGCATCCAGAAGAGTCTGAGAGCTAATAGTTGGATGCTTCTCTATTAGGAAACCATCAAATAGATAGGATTGAACTCGGACTGATGGAAACTTGTAATTCAGCATCATAAACACTTTCATTATTATTCTCACCTCTTCGTTTTGTAAAACTCGACTGAGATTCTGACTTATACTTCCATCAGTAAATGGTATGTTATGATTCGAAGCAATAGTTTCTCTTATATTGGCTATTTCAGCCCTGAATGGGTCCAATATTGGTTTACCAGGAACCTCTTTATCGAAAATGATATTGATAACATCAGCCTTATCAATACCATTGCTTAACCATTCCTGACGATTCTGAACATAATCATCAAGCCAGAAACATTTAATATTCAGTTGTTTACATATATTTCGAAGTATAGTTGGCCATGCATTAATAATATCATATTCCCATGATGGTACACTTATATATCTACGTATATCTTTCTGAACAAACTGAAGCGATGGTCCATCAGCATACATTCTCCATCCATCAGGCTTTTGATAATGACTGCATATAAGATTACCATATGGATCCATGGAATCCTTAATCTGACGTAATAAGTGTAGACGCCTCTCATCTGTTGTTGTATTCAGTACGTGGTTGAGATTCTTGACATCAATCTTAGTGTTGCATTTGAATGAGTACATTATTATTATACCACAATATAATATGACATCGATCTATACGACGTGGGATCCTGCAAGAGCTGCACACGAAGGATTTACTATATACAATAATAATCTATCTATAGCAACAACAACTGCTAGTGGATCTTTTTTCCAGACTGCAGATATTGATATCAACCCTTATTTGAATAATGGTAATCCTGTTCAATTTACGGTAGTTGTAGATGCATATTCAGAAGGTCGTAGTACTCTAATGATTGGTCTAGCTACAAATCTCACTGGAGATTCAGATCTCGGTGGTTATGGTAGTTTTGGATTTCGTTCGGATGGAATTTTTTTTATTAACGGAGTGGCACAGGAAACACCATTTCCAGCTTTTGCACCGACACAGGGTGATTATCTAACATTGATTGTATATCCTTTTGATCGAACAGCTACACTACATGATGTCAACGGAAATTCAAGTACATATTCGTTTGCAGACTTGTATACAAATATTTTCACTACCGCATATTTAGCGTTTACTCCGAACGATAATAATACAATTATTCTTTCAAACCAAATTCTTGGAGGAGACAATCATGATGGTATCATTAGTATTGTTGGAGGGGTAACACTCTATCCACCGTATCGACAGATATTAAATCTTCAACCAGATGGTTTTTTTTATCTTGATACATCAAACCCTATATATACAACATATGTACGAATGATATCACTTGAAAGTATACGAATCATATTACGAGAATCTGCAAATAAGATTGAAAGTTTTAGGATATATGATAATAGATATACACCACTTATAATGATACCATATCAGTCTGCCATAACAAACTATTCAGCCACTATACAGTCATCATCTATAGGTCTGAGCATACAAGAACCAGTAGAAAATGCAATCATGGCTTTGGCGTTATACTATATATCATCAGTGGATGGGCAGAGATATCAACTTACAGATTTTTATCAATGTACAGCAAGTTTTGTAACTTATAACTATCAGGCTTAAAAATCTCAGGCACATACTACATAATGTCTGAGATTACTGATATGATTGTTGAGGAGTTTGAGAAAAAGGCTGATGTAAAGGAACTACGCAAAAATATCAATGCTCTCCTAGAACAGACTATCGAATACAAGTGCGTATATGATTCTATTCTTGAGATGGAGGGTGTTTCTGTATCGGATAAGGCGGCCAAGGCTCAGGCGCTAAAAATTTCCTATGATCATTTCAAACCGCGCGATGGAGAATAGAATTTTGCGTCTTGAACTTGCCATGTTACTCAGCGAAGCTAGAAGCACTATGAATAAAAACGTACTCAATAGGGCTGCAAGGGAATCGGCTCATATAGCACAGCGTTTAGGAACTCTGAACTCTGCCATGATTGCTGCTATAATTAGGGATCTAGAGGTTGAATCGCGCAAGTTTAAAAAAAAAGGACGTTTCATGATTAAGAATGAAGGATAAGGATTGGATACCAGATCCAACGAGAATCAAAAAATGTTTTCGTTGTCAACTTGAAAAACCAGAAACACATTTCCGTATAAATAGAGCTAAGCGTGATGGATTACAAGCTTCATGTTATATATGTCTTGCTTACAGTTATCATCAAAATAAATCTAAAGGGAGGAAACTGGAAACTTCTCTAACCAAAGAACAATTCATGTCTCTCGTTTTACAACCATGTGAATATTGTAAAACTGGATTTACAAACGAAACCATTCAACTCAATGGTATTGATCGGGTTGATAATACGATTGGATATCATGTAGATAACTGTATATCATGTTGTTTGCCATGTAATAATTTTAAAAAAGATTATACAGAGGATCAATTGATTGCATTTTCTACGAATTATCTTTGTTGGATTGAAAAACAACGATCTATATTTGCCATGAATAAAATATTGTCCAACACATGAAATAAAATCCGGTTAATAGAATTTCGTTCAAAAAATTTCCACCATCTGTACTTGTATTAGTTAGATAAGGAAGGACGTTGATTTCACTTGCGGCTGGAAATGTAGGTGGCTGTACACCATACTTTGTGCACATTAATGTGATTTCATCTTTCCATTGAGGTATGAAATCCTGCGTCTTATTTCCTATAGTAAATCCTATATACATAAGCGTACTAAAATCGAATGAAATCTGAGAATATGTTATTTGATTGGGGTTTGAATAACTTGTATCATATATGTAATTTGGCATCATAAAAGCTGGATTTAATTGTAAAGTTTCAACAGTCATATTAGGAATCTTTAATGCACTCGTAATATATGATCCGCAAAAAAACAGAGTCATAGCACTTGTAAGATATATGGTTAAAGGGTCGTCGTAAAAAAGAGTGTTTTCTGTATCACCATAGATAATATTAATTCCAGATGTCATTAGATTGTCAATATCCTGCTGAGATGTATATTTACTGCGTGATAGACCAGTCCAAGTGGGTGCAGCAACCTTATCTAATAGGGTTGAACAATCTGAATATGAATACATTGCATTATCACGCTGATTAACAATAAATGGAAATATCCATAGATAATCGTTGTTATTTGGTATAAAATCTTTTAAACTTCCACCACCTGGAACACTAGAAGAAAATAGTGTATTTACTCTATCTATAGCATTGTAAACCTTATCATACATCTGTGGATAAGTTGTATCAGTAGCTGGTGAAATAGTTTCAAGAGCATAAGCTCTCATTTGTGCTGCTGTCAGCTTGGCCATTTATTATCTACGTAGATAATAAATGGCCCTCTTCTCCAATCTGGATAATTCTATAGGCTCTCAGGCACCCGGTTCATCATCTAGTTCGAATTCGGATAACTATAAAAATAACATTATAATAATACTACTGGTGATAATAGCATATCTAATAGCTACAAGAACTTAAAAAGGGTGACTCCGCATTGCTCAGGTGATGAACGCTCAAGATATGGACAGATGCGCAATGGAGAGAATACTCCACCCCCTGCTTGGTCACATACTGGCGCTGGAGGATAAAAAGGCGGACTACCCATCGTGCAAAGAGCTGACGGATCTTATTGATACAGCCCTTTTGCACATGAAGGATGATGAGCTCGAGAATGACTTGCTGTACTTCAAGCTGGATATATGCAAGGGGGTGGATATGCAGGAGTCATTCGAGGAGCTGATAGAAAAGAGCATAGTACATATATCTACACAACTATATCCAATCCTATTCTAGATCTGATGACCAATGTAATGAACTGAACAAATTATCAACGTCTTTTCGGGTCCTATACCCAATACAGTACAAACTATAAACAATAAAATACCAACTTTAAGTGGAGTCATATACTATATAGTATTATTTTTTTCTTAAATCCTGATCAGGGTCAGCCCTTGTTATATACCACGCTTTGGGTGCTTTTTTCTTAGTTACAAGTACATATTTATATACTCTGGCAGTTGCCCATTGTGCTGGATTAGCACCAACTCTGCTTCCACTTGTTTGCCACGCTTTAAGCCCTCTGTTGTATACAGTGTTCAGAGTTGATCGGCTTATTCCAGTCTCTCGTGCAATTGCACTTTTATTAAATTTAAGGTTTGGATATGTTTTATGAAATAATGCAGTCCAACGAGATTTTTTACTCGTTCCACCCCTGTTTGTCGCACCAAGTGCATAAGACCCACGTCTTCTCTTCATCAATTCCTTCTCCCTGAGTCGCTTCAGCACCGGTGATAAACCCGTAAAATATCTCTCTGGCCATTTTCTGGTGATGAACACATGTCTCATATTATATCTACAGAATATATATGAGTTGGTTGAAAGTATCTGATACTAATATACTAGTAGATGGTTATGCATATATATTAGCTCAACCTATAAAATATCATCAGATTGAGGACCTTATTGATGATGTTAAATTTTCAGGAAAAAGTTATGATATAGTCATTGACTTCACACATGTGTCACTATATGATGTGAATATTATTAGTATGATTAATATTATATGGGAGATTCATGATAATACAGCTGGTGATAAAACTTTGAGGTCACTTCGATTTCGAGGAATGTCAGATCGTCTCAGAGCTGTTTTGTTAAAAGTAATGCCAAATCTTCCATCTTTTCTAAAAGATATTCACCAAAAAGGGTGTTAGGTGTCTTCCCAGGTGGAAGACTCTCTGAATATGGTAAAAATGCGCGATCCCACGTATACACCGTTCAAGGTTCAGGTTGACAAAACTATTCTTCGCGCCAAGGCTTGGCGGAAGACGACGGGAGTTGACTGTCATGAGACTTGCCCGCAGTGTTACGAGACAATGTACCCATTTGATTGCAGGCTGGATAAGAATAATACCCCCGTCTGCAAGCAATGTTCTAGGGTTGTTCCTCGAGTAGGTTTTCGTGAGGCGTGTTGGGAGAAAAAGTATGGCCCGGCCGAGTTTGATTGTCCGTTTGAGTGCGGCCGCATAATCACATATTTCAACTACGAGCTCTGCCGTGACAAGGCTGGGTGCTTGGGAGGAGAGTACAAGATAAAAAACTGCTTCGTGGCTTGTACACCGTGTAATCGCCGCCAGGGTACGCAGAGCCTAAAGTCGTACGAAAAGACGCTTTCCAATATAAGCGTCATTGTTACTGACCGCCTGATTGGTTCGGTTGTAAAAAAGTGGTTCAGTACCAAGTATTACTATGGTGAGATTGTATCAGTGGATGAACATGGACTGTACTCTGTAAAGTATGATGATGGAGATCATGAGACTCTGTATGGGGATGAAGTTGAGATGTTTATAGTAGATGAAGATCCTTGGTATCGGGAAAGTGCATATATTGATATAGATAAGTGGTTTAATTAAAAAGGGTGCCTCGAGTTTCCCAGGTACTTGGCTCTCTGATAAAGGTAAAATGACGCACGCCGAGATGGATGAGCTTATTGCTTTTCTCGAGAAGCGTATTCAGGATTTCGAACTGAATGATCTGTACGCAGAGGTTTTTTAAAATTCAAATTCGTCTGTGCAAAAAGGGTGTCTAGAGTTTTCCCAAGTGATTGGCTCTCTGAATGAGGTACACAATGTACACACTCGAGTTTTCTCGTTTTGATTGGTTTGGATGCGATCTCAAATGGGAATTCGAGTCGATCGAAGAGATTGAGAAATTCATCAAGGATTCGTATCCCAAGTTTCCAGTGGCTGAGTGGCCGTCAGACTGCAAGTTTTACCCAAATGGTCTGAGTATCTGGAAAAATGTTCCGGGGAACGATGATGGGAAGTATCATGAGGTGTATGATGTCATTCTGATGCGTTCGATGGCTGAATCGCCAGATGACTATCCATCAATGCCCGATTCGCTTAATGAGGCGACGGACAAGGTTGCCAAGCTTATCTATGATCTTCAGCTGATTATAGATAATCTTGAGGAGGGTGGTGAGTATGAGTGGCCAATCGACCAGATTGTGCCCCGGGTCGATAAGGAGGAGTTGGTCAAGGCTGTGTTCCATCCGAGCAGGGTAATGAAGATGGGGGGGCCAGAATGGCTTGAGTGTGTGTAAAAAATAATATTTTTTGTCTGTGCAAAAAGGGTGTCTTGAGTTTTCCCAGGTGATTAGCACTCTGAATTGGGTCAGACGCAAACGATGAGCACGATAATCTATCGCTATGGACCACTTTCGGATTCAGTGATTGTGAGAACACCTCATAATCGTCCAAATGTCCTTTGGTCATATCCACAAGTCATAGATGATATCTATTATCTAATAGAAATACTATTTTATATCTTTATATGTGATGTAATATTCAGAATTATCCTTTAGATTATTTACCTTTACTTATAGTAACATATCGACGTCTTTCTGAATCATAATAAATACCAGTATTATTTATGTTATATAGATTCATTTTATCATCAAACGGATAAGTTGTTGGGTCAGTTCCATCACCAGTATTACTGGGATCTAATATAAAACCTGTGAATGGGTCAATAGTAAGTCCTGGAGGTCCTGGAGGTCCTTGATCTCCTGGAGGTCCTTGAGCTCCTGGAGCTCCTCCTCCACCAGAAGTTGGAAAATGATAAAGTAGACCAGACATACCTGTCACACTAATAGGTGTTGAATGCATTAATGTAAATGCAGATGTAGTTACACCATTCCTTATGGTATATTTTTTCCAATCAACTGAAAATTTAAGATTATTTAAAACGTATGATCCGGCTGGAACATCCTTAAAGACTGCTATGGTCCTATTATTAGTTACCGTACCTAATTCATTAGAAATATAGGGAACATTATTAAGTTTCATTGTAACAGTAAACGGAGCATTTGAACCCATGTTCTTGAATGATACTTCCACACTGATTACAGTTCCATCACTAGATATAGTATGTATCCTATCTATATTAGGTGTTGGAGGTGCTGAAGTTACAGTATAATAACGTGACTTGAGCATTTATAATAGTCATATAAAAAATTTTAACGCTTTATACGTATGGCTGGTTTTCATACAAAAACATTTACCAAGCACGATGATTACATGACACCCAAAAGTGCCTGGGAATCTATCCTGCATTTGATTCCCAAGGATAAGGTTATCTGGGAGCCATTTTATGGTGATGGACAGTCAGGTCAGATGCTGCGCGAACTCGGTTTGAATGTTATTCACCAAGATGAGGATTTCTTTGAGAATAACAGGGGTGATATCGTGGTGAGTAATCCACCATTTACTCTGAATCAGAAAATTCTGGAACGATTGGTAAAACTTGACAAGCCATTCATATTAATAATGCCGAGTCCAAAGTTGAATACACAGTATGTACGCAAATTATTTCAGAATACAAAAGATCCGCTTCAGATTATTATTCCTCGTAAGCGCATTCAGTTTGTGAAGCTCGTTGATGGAGAAGTTCCAGAAGATTACAAGAGCAAATGTAACTTTGATTGTTTCTATTATTGTTGGAAGATGAAATTACCAAGGGATATAACTTGGTTAGAATGAAGTTGTAGTACATATTTGAATGTCTGGTCCACCATTTACTGAAAAGAAATAATCCTTAAGCGACAGATAAGAAAAAAATGGAGCTATGCTACCATATAATGCATCTATACTCGAATCCATAGGTATATAAACTCTTGCAGTAAAAACCGTATAATCACCATCAAAAGTATAATTCCCTATTACGGCACTATACGGACCTTTATAAGGACTATTAGATGCTATAAAACCTTTAATAGTACCAATATAAGATATTTTCATTGAAAGAGTAGGGGGAGCATCATATGCATTCATATAATCACCTTGTACAGAAAATAATATATCAATTAAATAAGCAGCTCCTATCACATGTACTAATAGATTTATCGTTGGATCAGCAGTTGGCCAGACCCAACCACTTCCATTGTATTCTCTATTTTCATTGATAGATATAATTTTAAAAAGTGATGGTGATATATATACTGTAGACGCAGATGATAGATGAGTAAGATTACCAGGTATAGAAATATTGTATAAAGCATATGACATCTTATTATCAGCAAATGAACATGACATTAAATTATATGGATATGTACCAGAAGGTACATTAGAAATAGTAGCAGTCCATGTTTTAGGTCCGTTAGCTACTATAGACGTTGCTGTATATGGAATAGGAATACCTCCGATAATCAAATAAAACGATAGAGGTGTATCACTTATATTTAGTGTAAATGAAACCTTTACGTCTGGAAAATTGCTATATATACTATTAACATTTGTTATGCTAGGAGTGAGATGATAAAGTTGACCAGAATAATTTATCGCATATTTATCGTTTATTGTTATTGTATTAGTAGAAAAGTTAAATGACATTTTATTATATTGATATGTACCTTCTGGTACATTAGGAATACTAGCAATCCATGATTGAGATCCATTAGCTACTATAGATATAGTATTATATGTTATATTCTCGATCATTAAATTAAATGATGTAGGTGTATCAAGTGTATTTAGTGTAAACAAAACCTTTACATATGGAAGTTGACTAGTTACATTAGTAACACCTGTTATACTAGGCACGAGATGATAGAGTTGACCATAAATAGTTGTCACATTTTTTTCTTGTGATGTAACAGTTGTATATGTGGTTCTACCCCCTACTGTTTTAGGTACATTATAATTAACTGTAAACGAAAAACTACTAAAAGAATATGTACCAGTTGGAACATTGTTAAAAGTTGCTACAGAACCAGTTAGAGATGTAGAAGTATAACTTGTACCATTTAATTTTAGTGCAACAGAAATTGGAGTATATGAACCCATGTATTCGAATGTCATATTCACATTTATAATACTTCCATTTATAGATGATATACTATTAACACTTTTTATACCAGGCATCATATGATAAAGTGTACCAGACGTATTCGTAGGCATACTATAGGTAGCTGATGTTCTTGAAGTTGGATAAGTAAAATAAAATTTTAAATTTTTTATAGGATATATTCCGGCTGGAACATTGTTAAAAATCCAATTGCCAGCATTTTGAGATGTATATTGATATGGAGGAGAAGTACCGATCTTTAAAAAGAGAGTTGGAATAATTGCAGTAGCACCTGTGCCCATGTTATTGAACGATAAACCCACACTTATAACATTATCAAAGCTTGAAATACTAGTAACAGATGAAATACTAGGCGCTCCTGGAGGAGAAGCAGATACAGTATAACGTGTCTTGATCATCTAACATGTATACAGAATAAAATCCATGAATTAAAAAGGGTGACATGGGGGTATCGAGGTCGTCGGCAGTTAGATAAGGGTAAAATGCGTTTTCACTGGGAGTCTCGTTTTGGTGTCGCGTGGGCGTCTCATTTTGTGAGAAATGAGTTAGAAAAGCTGTCAATTAGCGAACAGACAGTCGAATTTAACCGGTTTAGTCATGAATATATGCGTGTAAATAACATACCTTTTTAATTTTTCGTTACATATATAAATGGCTATTTGTACATGAAAACAATAAAAACCTTTTCAAAACCATAAACAGAACTAAAGTATGATATAAGTTCATCTTGATCACTATACCAATCAACTTTTATTGAACTATTTTGATTTGAATCGAATATATATTCAACACCTCTACATATAAACCCAGATATTGCGTGACCGAAAGAACCTCCGTTATGACCAAGAATCCATCCACCAATAAGATTCTTTTTACCTAATGGTTCATCAGATAGTTTAATAATATCTGGTGGAAAAACAGCATCTATAAATTTTTGAACATCTTTTTTTGTACCCCAATCAACTTGTTCAGTATTATTTCTCAACTTGAGATTTTTTATAAGATTATTCTCACGAAATAGACTATTGATATTTGATGTGAGTTTAGCTTTCACATATGACCAAAAGTATTGTTTATTAATAGTTCCTCTTCTAGGACAAGCATCATTTTGTATTTTTATAATTGGATGGTTCAATTCATATTCTAAAAGTGCTTCAGTAATTAATTTTCTACCAGAAACAGATAACAAAAATGTATTTAGACAAGCATGGAACCAACATGTATTAGCTAATTGCATACGTCCAATTCCACATACAGTATCTTTTTGATGATATAAACTCCTTGCGTTATATTTTGTAATATTGAATGGGGCAAATGCTTTCTTATTTTTACGTTCTCTTCGTTTTCTTGCATTATTCTCTTGTTTTAAACGTTTAGCTTTTTCTTCGGGAGTTTCATATTTAGGTATAGGCCTCGCTATCCCCATATATATAACAGAGAAAAAAAATGTGTGACTTGATCATCTAGTATGTACACAGAAATTAGTTTATGTCATGAAACATGAGTGAGTATATGTGTATATATATCGACGTGATAATAATAAAGTAATATATTTGTTACACAACAGTATCTAGTCAAGTTCCTCCTCTGACTCCGGGTGGTACTCGCTGCCGCTGTCCACCGCCTCCTCTAGCTCGTCCGCGAGCGCCTGCAGCTCCTCCTCGCTCATCTCGTCCTCGTCCTCTGCG